TTGATTGCTGACTCCGAGATCTCCTTGGTCAGAGAGATAAGATCCGATGAATTACCTTCGAAGAAAGTAGGGTTGGATCCAGCTAACTGGGTCCCAACCGACATAATTTCCCGAATCATATCGCAAGAATCTTTCTCAATTGAATCGTCGTCCTTTTCAACAAAAGGAACCCTAAAACCTTTAGGTCCATGGGTAGGTTTAACCTCCCGACGAGGTAAAATGACAGCTCGTGCAGGCCTTAAGCTGACAATCTCCCTCACCGGGAGGCTATCTAGTTTAAAAGCTCAGCACGGATAGACTCAACAGTCTCATTCTCTGGGATTACGATTTTACCCTTCTTGAAGTACTTACGTGCTTTTTGAAGGTCATAAAAGCCTCCCCCCAGAGTCTTCTTCAGGGCATCAACGAGCGGATTCTTTTTCTTTTCAGAGTCCGATCTCGGGGAACGAGATGAGCGAGATTTAACCTCGGTCCATTCTTGTTCTTTGAGCTCCTGATTGTAATGAGCCAGTGCCAGTTCATACTGGTACTTCTCGAGTTGTTGAGAGTATGTCAACTCCACTGTTGGTGCTGTAGCTTGAGCTACTGGCACAACAGGGGTTGAGAGAAATGGAGGAGGAGGCGGAGGTGGGGGCTTAATCTTCACATTCGAAGTCTCGACACGGGTTTTCCCATGATTTTTCGAGAATCGATTATGTTGATCAAGTGCTTTCCCATCCTTGAAATTCTTTTTGCATTTTTTGCATGAGAATTTCTTCTCTTCCTTTCCCTCGGATTTGATATCTTCCTTTGAATCTGTTCTGGTAGAACCTGAAGCCACGATCTGGGCGGCGGTTTTTCGCTCAGATTTAGCTTCAGCTTTTCCTTCGGAACGTTTTGGGAGGATATCCTCCTTTTTTAAACGGGAGGCTACCGCAATAGCAGAAGCGTAGCTCAACCCGAATAATTGTGTGGTGACTTCTGGACCAATCATAGAAGAATTGGGGGAAGTAACACCGAAAGACGATAGTCTCTTGACGAGGAAATCGACAACCCTCTCAGGTAAGGTTGCAGCAGCCATCTTGGCTACTGGACCAACCTTCTTGTTGAGAAAAGTTGATAATTCTCGGTCCTTGATCATTTCAGACCCGACAACCCGAAG